GACGTGTCATTACCGAGAATTGCAATGATATTAGGAGGATTGTCGACGCGAGCTTTATTGTACCTTGAAGCATCTCGTGTATGATGCCATTGTTCTTCTGTGGCACCTAAATTACCAAGCCCTAAATCAAATCTCTGCGATGAAATACCGTCATAAGGACACATTGCAAGTACATTAGCTGTAGTGACTGAATCAGCCGTGCTACTAATATAAACGCTTGTAGCCATAACATAAATTGGATCGCTTATGAGGCGTAGTTGCCAAAATGTTTTAACGTTATCCCATCGTAGTAAATGGTCATTGATTATCATGAATGAACCTGAACAAGGATTGGTCAATTCATTAAACTCATGTGAAATATTTGAATTTGTAGTGCATGATGTTTCTGCTTTTGAATGTGGTTGTGGATAATATGTATTGTCCTTGTATTGAGTACCAGAACATGATTCTCCGTCTGTATAGAAAAAGAATTCTCCATTTAATGCGTGTGGGAATGCATCGTTAAATGTTCTTTCCACTTCAGCACTTGAGGTGATCTGTCCTGAAATACGTGCAATAGTAGGTAATGAGAATAGAAAAGCTGGGGCAAAACCATCTTCTCTACCACCTGTAGACAGTTTGGATTGTACTCGAACTCTGACTAATGCATCGTCTCTGTATGGGTTATAAAAACTCATACCTGCAAAGACAACAAGATGTGGTCTATCTGACAAGTCAGCATTAATTTCGTCTTCCATTTTACGGTAAAATTTTGTGTCACGAGCATCAAACAAGGCATGTACTTCGTTGTATGGAAGATTCACACCTTTCAATGAACTCGATACTTTTTGTGCTTCAGCTAAACTTATTGTATTGCCTTCTACTTTCTTCTCATGCCAGCAAACACCTAACATACCAGACAAAATTTGATTTCCAACCACCATGAGTTTGTACATGATGATACCAGTGAATCGTTCGTGTAATAAGGCGTATGCCTTAATATAAGCATTGACAAATGGTGTTAGCACTCCATAACCAATCTGAAACAAAATACCTCCTGTTGGAACAGCTTCAGACATAGTCCATTGCTGGCCTGCATCCAAATACTGCGTGTAGATTAAAGTTTTTATGTCAAATAAGATACCACCAACACTTAACATGTTAGGGGCTCCAGCAGGATTCAATGTTTGTACAGGTCCTACTTCAAGCGAACTGATTAATTCGTCTGCACCTTGCCTTACAATTGGTTGGATTGAAGTGAATTGAGGGTTTGACGATTGAGGGATATCTGCATTTTGATTTTGTTGCATTGCCTGGCCGGCTGTTGCTGGTTGTACGGATTGATCTCCTTGTCCCATGTTGGCTTTCACTTTAATTTCGTTCTTATGACCCTTAATGTTCACATTATCGAATGCATTAGTTAACTGATCGATCTCATTTACATCTTCGGGTGTTAAGGTACCAGTAGTTTCGAATTTTTCGACTAGTTTGGTGACAGTTGTCTGCATCTTCGGTAGGATTTCTCTTTGAATATATCCTTGAATAGCTTCATCCAGAGCACTAGTACATTTGCAAGATCTCATTTCCTCAAACGACTGAGGAGTGTAATTAATAATTGCTGGATACTCTTCTTTTAAAAAGCGGACAAAAGCAATTTTAGATTTAAATCTTGGTTGAGCTTGTTTACACTTATCTGAATGATAATTTTTTCCTTCATGGCTATAACAAACGTAGTTAATAATAACTGAGTTTGGGACAGCTTTCTTTTCGATTTTGGTCTTGATTACTGCACAAGCTTCTCTTTTAGCTATAGCACGTGTCTCTCCAATACCTGCACCTTCAATGGATGTTCCTTGATACATAAGAGAGATATAACTCTCCCATGTTAAAGATTCATCTGGTCCACTAGCTGAGTACATGTAGACTGGCTCTTCAAGTTTGTTCTTCTGAACGAGTTCATTTAACCAAACGTCACACATCTTAATAGTTTTGGAATTAGCAGAAATGTTAAATTCAAAATCGTTAAATTGAGTTCCTGGGACTTGCCCTCCCCAAACGGGCGTAATTCTATTACCCATAATATAACCGTCCCAACAGGTCACTGCTACTTTGTAGGGAACAGCGTCTATTTTGAAGTTAAATTGATTGGATAATAGTATAACGGTTTTCATGATAAGATTGTAAAACTCTTCATCGTGTAATCCAGCTTCTAACATTGCTGTAAGGCAGTTTTGGAATACATTTTCTGGTTGTAGTTTTTTAAACCAGAACAAACATGACGTAATAGATGATTTCTTCAATGGTGCTATGTATACTGGCCCTCTCTTTATATAATCACGAGAGCAAAAGCTAATCTCACCAGATGTTTTAGCAGGCGTTTGCTCCAATCCGTACAACAATGAGTCCTGTATCAATTCTTCCTGTGTGATTTTCGTTCTAAAGATCTGAGCATATTTTCTTATTGCGTCATCACCCATGTTTCTCATAACCACACTACGTTCAATTATAGCCCAAGAAGGGAGTTCATTAAACTCTTCATACCATCGCTTAACAAAGGTGTATAATGACACCTTTGCTACAACGAAACAGTTAAGTAAAGTAGTCACATAGGAACCAGAGGCGTTACCACCATCAATGAAATAAACGTGTCCGTTCATTGTGTGTAATCTATAAGTCAATGTATCTCGCAGAGCATCTCTTATCTTGTCTGGGGTGTTGTGTAGTGTAATGTCAACGAAGTCTTTTATTAAGTTACTTGGTATAGTCTTATCAAGGGCTTTAAAATCTGCATTAATGTAATCTCCTTCCATAGCATTCATATACATCATATGTAAATGAGCGTCTTGGTATGGATTCATGCCTATACAGTACATAGTGTGCGATTGATTTTTAATAACGTTGTTCATAACAGATCCAAAATAAGTTTTCAAGATCATATTAACACTGAGATCTAATTCATTAAACAATCGTACCTTCCCTTTCTCGGCTTTCTCTGTGGGTATCAACTCTACTTTAGCATTGTCTTTCACAACACTGAGTATGGGCACACCTTGTTCTATCATAGAAATAAAGTACTTGTAATCATGCTTTAATTCTTTACCAGCTGGAGTCTGTTCATTAATAGAGAACCATGGTATTTCAGTGTTAGAGTCATCCTTAAATAAAAGGTTCGGGTTAGTAATAGGTCTCTTAGATTGTATGTTGAAATATTTCTTGAATTTCGGACCTGCGGATGTCTTCATATCAAGTCCTTTAAGGTTGTCATATGCATTTATAATTTGGTGTAATTTCAATGGTTTTCCATCGGTATAATGCTTTTCGTGGTAATATTTCATGTAAGAATTAACATGTTCGTCTATTTCTGGTTGAAAGCGATTTTGCAAGTGTTTATTACTCGTATATTTAACTGCTTGTGAAAAAAGTGGGTAAATATCACCATGTTTATCTTTGACTAAATCACTTGCATCTTTGACATGTTTCATGGTTAAAGCTGAACTAGTTGTCTCACATGTAAGGTACTTCTCGGCAGTGTTTACATAGGTCTTTTTAAATTCAGGAAAAGAAGGAAAATGTAATTGCTTATTGAAACCATAAACTTTTAAATCGCTCACACCTTGGTATCTACTACTCTTGTATTCTGATGTCACAGCATCATACATTTTCTGATCTAAAGCCATAGGTAAACTGTTTATAGGGTGGTAAACCAGTTTTGCAGCAGGATTTTCGCGTAATGTTGCATTACTCTTTACGATTTGTATGTCTTCATCACTAATGCTGCAAAACCATGCAAATCCACTCAATGTAAAAGCATTATGGATACCTATGATTTTCCATTGATTGTCTACTAGACCCATCAACGGAAAACCACAATCACCGAATTTAAAAGTTTCGCGTATTGTAGCCTGTCCGACCAATGCAGATTTCCAAGATTTACTCGTGCATCTAAAGTATGGATTTGCGTCATCTGTTAAGACATGAGAGAATGTATCAATGTAAGTAATACGTGTATTAATAGCAGCAAAGCGTGTTGTAGGTCGTACGTACCAAGCACTCTTCAAGTTCAAGTACTGACTACCAGTGGGGAACATTGATGTAATGTCAGCAGCTGCGGGAAAAGTGGTGTCAGTAACTGTAAAAGCTATTAAATCCCTACTCCTATTCAACATGGTTATCTTACCAGTGTAAGCCTTGCCATTGGATTGTATTTTTAAGACTTCATTTTCGTCTGCTGCCACATGTGAAACTGTTATGCCTTTATTAGCTTTGTACATCAGTCCAAAAACATAACCGTGTGTTGTTTGAATCCTCAC